CGAATAGCGTAATTTCTTACGCTATGTTAGGGTCGATACCCTAACCAGTAGTCTTACTTTTCACGTTGTCGCCATGAATTTCATGTATACTGTCCGCCCGTTTACTACTGTTTAAAGTGTGTAGTGAGACCTCGTTTCTCTTACCACTAATTGGAAACCCCTGAGACTTTTTAGTTTCCCAGGGGTTTAAAATAATTTGTTATGATGTAACTTGTTATTCCGTTCCCCGGGCCACTTGCTCATTGTCATTTGTGCCGCGAATACTTGAAGGATATGCTGGTGCAAATGAGGCTAAGGCTACTCTAGACCATAGTCCCATATGTTTCAGCGATATACAAGTGTTATTCATCATAGTCTCTTATTTAGTCCTGGTTATCAAATTTCTTTTTTTAAGTCGCTTTTTTGCGCCTTTTCTCAATTCATGTATGAAGTATAGCAGCCTTCTGCTTATACGTCAACCTTCTTGTTACCCATTTACAACACATTGTTCCCAATGTGTTTTCTCAATTCATGTGTGAAGTATACACGGCATTCGAATTATTGTCAACACCTTTTACCGTTTATTTATCACTTAACACTTTTGTTTGCAATAAATATTAGTATGAACTTCAACACCAAAAATTACCCCGTAGTCTTGTTAAGCTACGATGAGCCTAATTATACACGAAATTTTATTAAATTGCAAGCCCTATACCCAAACGCTCTACATGTACATGGGATTTTTGGTAGCGACACTGCACACAAGGAAGTTGCTAGGTTGGTCCTAGAAGAAGATCCTACTGCTACACATGTTATCATTGTAGATGGAGACAATGAGATACGTGATGATTTCATCAATGCTTCCTATAATTTTGTAGATGATGTAGACATAAACAATAATGTAGTTAGTTTCAGTGCTAGGAACAATGTCAACGGGAATCAATACGGTAACGGTGGCATCAAAGTATGGCCTATTCATATGTTACAATCCATGCGTACACATGAGAACAGCGATAATCCAAATAGCATAGACTTTAACATAACCAACTACTTAGAACTAAATCGTGTAGGAAGTGATACTGTCATTAATGAAAGCCCGTTACAAGCATGGAGAAGTGGCTTTCGTGAGGGCTATAAACTAACATTATGGTCTAACAACTACAATGACTTTAAATGGAATTGGCGTAACTACGACAGGTTATGGAGATGGATGCACATAGGCAGTGATGTTAACAACGGACTATGGGCTATATATGGTGCTAGAATGGGATGTTTTTTAGCACTTAACGGGTATGACACCAGTAAATTGCGTGACAACAACCATACGACTGAAATGTTTAACGGGTTCTATGATACTTATAAAGACAACCTAGAGGCTGAGTGTAATAGGATCGGTAATCTTATAAGAGTTAAAACAAATGACCAAAGACTAACAAATGTATTGTCAAACTCAGAGAGCCAAGAGTTTAGAACTACTATCAAACCTATACTGCGTAGTCCAGAAAAATTCATAAAATACAAATACTATCCACCATATGATGTAGTGTTTATTAGTTTCAATGAACCAAATGCAGATAAAAATTACAACTTACTTAAAGAAAAATGTCCAAAAGCAAAAAGGGTTGATGGGGTTGTAGGGATACACAATGCTCACATTGAAGCAGCCAAACTATGTGATACAGACTATTTTTGGGTAGTAGATGCAGACAGCATTATCATGGACGATTTCATATTTGAATATGATATTGATTTCTACAGTATGGACACCGTCCGAGTTTGGCGTAGTAAGAACCTAGTCAATGGTTTGATATACGGCAACGGTGGAGTGAAACTATTACCTAGAATGTCTACTATAAGAATGTTAAAGAACAAGCCAGACATGACTACTAGTATTAGCACACATTACGAGCCTATATTTAAAATTAGTAACATTACTGAATTCAATGTAGATTCCTTTAGTGCATGGCGTAGTGCATTTCGTGAATGTGTAAAATTAAGTAGCAAGATAATTGATAGACAAAATGACAACGAGACACAAGTTAGATTAGATACTTGGTGTACATTAAATGAAGATGCTAGATACGGCTATTACTGCTACTCGGGTGCATTAGCTGGCAAAGAATACGGATTAAAAAATAAAGGTGACATAGAAGCACTTAGCAAAATAAATGATTATGTATGGCTAAGAGAGCAATATGACAAATTTCACTGAGATCCCGTTTGATAATATAGTTAAGTTTGGTCAACAAACAATGATGGACGAGGGTATATTCAGCATAAGCTGGATACTCGGAAGATTTTGTAATTACAAATGTAGCTATTGTTGGCCCTATGCTAACACACAAATACCTGATCACCAAGAACTAGAAGTCTATATTAAAACTATGGACAACATTAGAATGCAAGCTAATCAAAATGGCTACGCAAAGTTTCATTGGAGTTTCAGCGGTGGTGAACCAACTGCATATAAACACTTTCTAACACTAGCTGAGAAAGTATTACATGATAGCATTCACATGACTACTAACTTAAGCCCAGGCATTCAATGGTGGGAACGTTGGTTGAAGGCTACCGCATCTAGTAGACGCCGTAGTATTACTGCTAGCTTTCACCATGAGTTTGCAAATGAAAAAGAGTTTGGTGATAAGATATTGTTCTTAAACGAAAACAATGTATTTGTCACAGTGAATCAAGTTATGGTACCTGAACAGTTTCAACAACTCTATGATAGATGTAAACGCTTTGCTGATAGAGGAATCAACGTAACATTAAAGCCACAAAGTGACCCAACTGCTAGTAAAATAGTTGACGGGTATAGTGAAGATATGATACAATTGATGCGTACTGGATTCCCACAACATATACAAGAAAAAGAACTACTACAAATAAAATTGATAGATAATAGTAACACTGTATGGTACTTAGACCAAGCAGAACGTTTCAATAGTTTTGGGTTTAACAAATTTAAAGGCTGGATGTGTAACAGTGGGTATCAGGGCATTGTCATACGTGAGAATGAAGTTAAGCGTAGTTATAGTTGCCATGATCCAATACTAGGAACATTAACCAATGGGTTTAAACTATTTGATAAACCCACAATTTGTATTACCCCAAGTTGCGTTAGTAGCGCAGATAGTAAGATACCCAAAGAAAAATGACGTTAAGACTTAACATATTTGACACAGTACAAAGAAGGATTCGTAAGAATAAATTTTTACCAGTGGATACTAATTTAGGTAAACATTGGTCAGGTACAGATGACAAAGAACTTTACCAAAAAAATTTATTAATTCAACCTAATGACTGGTATTATAGAAATCACACGGTTACTTATACTCTTAATTCAGATGGATACAGAACACATGAATTCAAGGATATTGATTGGGCCAATTCAGTAGTAATATTTGGGTGTTCACACATATTTGGTATTGGATTAGATGACAAAGATACTATTTCAAGTAGATTAGAAGAAATACTAAACATGCCAGTAATTAATATGGGAGCGACCGGCGCGTCAATGTTATTTAATTTACACAATTCAATGATCCTACGTGATGGATATCCTATACCTAAAGCTGTTGTGGTGTTTTGGCCCAATTATAATAGAATAGTAGAGTATCATAAATATACAACTCAATTTCACGGAGTTTGGAATATGGAGCCGAATAGTTTACCTAACGCATGGTTCAAAAATGATAGTCATGCTATTGCAAATGCAATGTTTATGAGTAAGGCGGTTAAACTATTATGGCAAGAAAAATGTCCATACTACGAAACTACATGGGATGATAACACCCAATCTGTATTAAAGTGTGATTTATTGAAATCCATACCCAATGATTATGCACGTGATATGTTACATTCAGGCATTGCGTCTGCTATATCTAATGCACAGACAATAGCAACCAAACTTAAATTATGAAAATAGTAGAAATCAAACAAGATTGGCCAAAAGATAGATTGCTAGTCAACTATGCCATTCATAATATCTGTAATTACAAATGTTGGTATTGCTTTCCTGAAAGTAACTCAGGAGAATATACATGGCCTGATATTGATATTACTACTAACAATTTAATTCACTTATTGAAATACTACGAAACCAATTTAGGTAAAAAACAGTTTGAGTTGCATCTATTAGGAGGTGAACCCACATTGTGGCCAAAGTTAGGTATATTTGCACAACGATTGAAAACTGAATTTGGAAATAATATAAAAATAGAAATCACTACCAATGGATCCCGTACTTTACGTTGGTGGGAAGAAAATGGAAAGTATTTTGATAAAATTTTAATTAGTTGTCATCCAAATGAAGCAGACGAACACCATATCAAAGATGTTGCAGATTTACTATATAGGTTACCAGTGTATGTTGATGTTACTGTATTAATGGACCCGACTAATTGGAATAAAGCAATTGAAATGATAGATGTACTTAAACAAAGCAAACATCGATGGAGTATACAAACCTCAGAAGTAATACACGATAGTATTACTTATAGCAAAGATCAACAAGAATATCTTAAAAAATATTTAAAACGAATACCTAATTTGCTGTGGAGCTGGAAAAATGCGACACACTATAATTATAAAACCAAAGTACATTACGAGAATGGTAAAGTTATTAATATCAAAAAAAATTATCTATTAATAAACAAGTTAAACTATTTTAAAGGATGGGAATGCGATATAGGTGTAGATAACATTACTATTAATTTTACAGGTAATATTTCATCATCTTGTAAGCAAACTCTGTACGGATTAGATTTTGACTATAATTTATACCAATCTAATTTCATAAATGAGTTTACCCCCTCATTGATTCCGATTACTTGTAGTAAACAAGGGTGTTATTGCGAACATGAATTTAATACTAGTAAACGTATTATCCCTATTAAGGTCATATAAATGCTGATTGATACTGAACATTTGCACTATTGGATGTGTGCTATTAGAGAGAGTAATAACCCGATGCGTACATTAGACGCATTCTGGAGTGGGCAACTTAAGAGTAAAGAATGGCTTATAAACTGCTTAGATGAACACGTACATTTTGGGTCATCAATTGATATACACGGTGGTTGGGTAGGTGTATTAGCTAGTATGATATTTCAAAGTAATATACCTGTGAAATATATTCGTAGCGTAGACATTGATCCATTATGCGAACATGTTGCTACCATGATGAATAAGATAGAAGAACAAGACGGTAGATTCAAGGCAGTTACAGGTGATATGTGTAACGTTCCTATACTAGGTGATATTGTTATCAATACCAGTTGTGAACATATTACACAAGAGCAATATGAATCATGGTTAAATAATGTTCCAAAAGATAGTTTAGTTGTATTGCAAAGCAATGATTACAAAATACCCGAACATATTAGAACTAGCAATACATTACAAGAGTTTGAAGAACAATCACATATAAACAAATTATATAGTGGTAGCTTAAAACTCCCACTATATACCCGACATATGATTATAGGACGACAGTAAGTTATGATTACAGAAAAAATTACTACAATTGGATTTTTTGGAGATAGTTTTTGCAATAAAGAGTCTAACCAACACTCGGACGAAAACAACTACGAAACATACATTCGTCAGTTATTACGTGCTAAAGGATACGAGCTAGTTAACTTAGGGATGGGCGGATCATCAGTTTGGGACCTTTATTTAAATCAACTAAAACCATGTATAGATTCTAATTCAATTCCTGATATATCTGTATTTGCATGGACTAATTCTGGTAGATTGTTTCATAGAATTGCTAGGAGTTTAAATCATACTTCTGCTCTTGCTGGACACAATAAAAAGAAAGAAGCAGACTTTAAAAAATTATTTCCTAATCAAGCTAACTTTTTTGATAAAGATGTGTGGGATGCGGCTAAACAATTTTATCTATACCTATATGATTCTGAAAAAGAAGATATAGAGTATGTTGCATTCTTGCAATATCTTGATAACAACGTTTTTAACAAGTGGCCGGAAAATAAGAAAATAATTCACTTATGGTCATTTGGGGAATGGGATTTTATTAAACAATATAATGTAAATGATATTACATACGTACACCGATGGGTAAATGGTGTAGAAATAAGGCCACCGTTGATGTCGTTATCAGCAAAGCTGCCAACATATCCTATTCTCGATGACAGACCAAATCACATTAGCGGGCAGGAAAACAACAAACTAATTTCAGATGCTATTATATCAGGCATAGATAACTATCAATCTGGTAATTTAATTTATATAAGCTATTCATTATGAGCCACGTATTATTTTTTTCTCTCACGGGTAAACGTTGGGAAAGAGCATTATGGCCGCACCGTGTGGCAACATTTTTACGCATGAATGATTGGGATGCTGAGGTTATTGATTTTACATCATTTTGGCAACTAGACGAGCTGCAAGAATTAGTGCGTAGTAGGTCTTCAGATAAAACTGTGATGTTTTGTTTTGGTACAGCATTCTTAAACCCATGGAGTCCTTACTTAAACGAATTCATAGTATGGCTAAAGAAAGAATACCCTAAGATACCAGTTGTAGTTGGTGGACAAAATGCATTAGTAACTCCCGCAGAAAATGTTGACTATTGGGTTGATAGTTACGGGGAGAATGCAATTCTTGCATTATGCAAACATTTACTAGGAACGCTAGGTGCTCCTCTTGTTACTGACCCTGCATTCTTTGGAAGTAAAAAAGTTATTAGGGGGTTACATACTTATCCTAGTACCCCGTTAGCCAGTTACTTAGTAGACTACGAGACTAGAGATTTTATATTGCCATATGAGTGCCCGCAAATTGAAACAGCACGTGGTTGTATGTTTGAATGTAGTTATTGCAACTTCCCTATCATAGGTCAATCTAAGGATGTAAGTGTAAGTAAAGAAGAATTTAAAATGCAAATGCAAACAGGGTTTGACAAGTGGGGAATTATTAACTGGCGTGTAATGGATGAGACCTTCAATGATCGTCCTGAAAAATTACAAAAGTATGCCGATGCAGTTGATGAATTAGGATACAACCCCTGGATTTGCGGCTTTGCTAGAGGTGATTTAGTGGTTAAACATAAAACACATTGGGATACTTATATAAGATTAGGATTTCTTGGTCATAGTATGGGTCTTGAAACTTTCAACAGAGAAGCAGGTAAACTTGTACGAAAGGGTATGGATCCAGAAAAAATACAAGAAGGATTACTAGAATTTCAAGCATATACGGACATTCATGCACCAAAGCGTTATAGAGCCAACATTCAATTAATATGCGGGATACCAGGTGAGACACATGAATCTTGGCACAATAGTTTAGATTGGTTGAATACTAAATGGCATAGACAAAGTGCCAGCGCACATATTTTAGAAATTGGTGATTATGATGAAACTCTAACCAATCAAAGTCGATTTACTAAAGAACTTGTGGCTAATGGATTATTGAAACTAGAGGCTAGACAAAATCCGGGATACGAAGTCACTAAAGATAACAACGGCAATGTTATCTTTAAATCTACCACACCTCGAGGTGGTGGGGTAGGTAGCACCAGAAATGATATCGTAATATGGAAACATCATACTATGGACTGGTATCAAGCTGAATCGTTAGTCAAAGAATTTTATTCAGATTATGGCTTTACAGGTCTTAGAGGTTGTAATCCTTTCTTAACAGACCGTCTATTTGTATACCATGAAACTAACAGGTATGAGGATGTATATGATTACAAATTGTCTGACCTTGACACCGATGATAATAAGTTTAAAACCTTCGTACAAAATTATATTAACAACAAATTAAATTGGAAAACTAATGTACAAATACAATGAGATAACTCGGCTTCATTTAGAACTATCAACTAATTGTCAAGCAAGCTGCCCTATGTGCGCTAGAAATGTTCATGGGGGCTTACCAAACCCCAATTTACCCATCACTGATATTACTATAGATTTGTTTAAAGAGGCAGCAACAGTAGATTTTCTTAAACAATTAACTATCATATCTGTCTGTGGTAATTTTGGAGATGCACTATTAAACAAAGATTTGTTGGAAATAGTTAGATATATTTCTTTGGCCAACCCCGATGTATATATTGACATTCATACTAACGGCAGTCTACGTTCTAAATCATGGTGGACTGATTTTGCACATGCACTGCCAAAAAATCATGTAATACACTTTGGTATAGATGGGCTTGAGGATACTCACGAACTATATAGAATAGGAACCAATTTCAACAAAATTATTGAGAATGCAAAAACATTTATAGCAGCCGGGGGAAAAGCACGTTGGAATTTTATAACGTTTAGACACAACGAACATCAACTTGAAACTGCTAGACAAATGAGTAAAGAATTAGGATTTGAAAGTTTCCAAGAAAAACAAACCAGTCGTTTTATTGGTAATCCATGGTTTGATGTTTTTGATAAAAACGGAGATGTAATCTATAAATTAGAAAATCCGACAACACAAAAAATAATATTCATAGAAAAAAAGACAGTAGAAAATTATAAAGAAATAATAAAACAGTCAAGGATTGCATGTGAAGTAGAAGAAACTAAAAGTGTATACATAGATGGTCAAGGATACTTATGGCCGTGCTGTTTTGTCGCCGGAGTTAGAAATCATTATTCTACCCCAAATATGATAGTGCATGATTTTGTTAAAGATAATATTAAAAGTTTTAATAACATGGTTGATAAATTTGGTGGCATTGAGAATTTAAATTTAAGAAATCGGTCAATTAAAGAAATAGTAGATAGCATTGAATGGCAGACATTATGGAACGATTCTTTTATAAACGATAAACTACCTGTATGCGGTAGAACATGTGGGAAATTTGATGAGCCTATTGTGAGTCAGTGTAGAGATCAGTTTTTAGAATTGGATACATTCAATGAGTAAGTATTTCTGGTTTCAGCCCGAAGAAACACGTATGGGTGCAGGACAAAGACAAATTGAACAATTAACAGGTAGCCCTACATTCTGTGCATTGCCCTGGCTACATGTTGCTACACGCCCTAACGGTGACGCACGATTGTGTTGTGTAACTAACGCAAGTGGCGCACATACCGGAGATCACTCTGTTGGGTTAGTTAAAAAAGAAGATGGTGTGCCCGCTAACTTCGGCAAAGAAACTGTACTCAGCGCATTCAACAACGAATACATGCGAAGTGTCCGCACAACTATGTTAGAGGGAAAGATACCCGCAAGTTGTACTAAATGCTTTGAAGAAGAAACTAATGGTGTAGTCAGTAAACGACTATGGGAAATGTATGAGTGGAACAAAGATGGGTTAGACTTTGACCAACTTATTAAAGATACAACAGAGGATGGACATGTACCCGAAGTGATTCGTTACTTTGATTTGCGACTAGGACATACATGCAATCTCAAGTGTGTTATGTGTAGCCCACATGATAGTAGTGGATGGGTAGGAGACTATAAAAAGATAATCAAAGTTACCAAGAGCAATGTTGTATTCAGCCAGATAGAATGGGACAGCAAAGACTTTAATAACTATTGGTATGAGCGCCCAGAGTTTTGGGAAGAAGTATTTGAACAGATTCCTAACATCACACAACTATACTTTGCTGGTGGTGAACCACTAATGATTAAAGAACATCGTAGATTCTTAGATGAAATTGTTAAGCGTGGGTATGCACACAAGATTAGTTTACGTTACAACAGCAATGGTATATTTGTTAATGAAGATATAATCAATGTATGGAGTCAGTTTAAACGTGTACGTTTTGCTTTTAGTATTGATGCACATGATACACGTAATGGTTATATTCGTTATCCAACTGATTGGACTGACATTGAGAAAGCATTAGATTTACTAGACAATGCACCCGATAATATACATTGCAATATTGCATGTGCAGTACAGATATTCAATATCAAACATATTATAGACTTTGCTAAATGGAAACTAAGCAAGGGGTATAAGCGTATTAACAAGTTTACTATTGATGATTATCAAGCAGGTGGTGGTATTATTAACTTACACTTACTATACATCCCTACATTCTTAAGCGCAAGACTATTGCCCAAAGAGGATAAACTACAGTTAGTAAAAGACTTTGAAAACTTTAAGGAATGGTTATGGAACAATTACACACAAGACGAAAATTTCTGGCATGTAAACCCTTATGGATGGAAGCGTTGGCAGGGTATCTTAAATTTCGTAACAGCAGAAGACCACAGTAATTTATTACCAGATTTTGTAGAGTATGTGACTAACTTAGATAATATCAGAAAGACAAATGCTAAATCTGTATTTCCTGAATTAGGCCATATACTATGAAAAACTTATGTATATTACCATTTATGCATACACTGATTTTACCTGACGGGGATATCAATCTATGTTGCAATGGTAAAATTGATGAGAATATGCCATCCGTAAGTGATAATTTAAATAACATACTCAACAATCCAAGACATATGGCAGTACGAAAAGAAATGCTTGAGGGAGGCAAACCCAAAGCATGTAGTCAATGTTGGGATAACGAGAGTTTAGGGATGCAAAGTTATAGACAAATGCAAAATATGACTTATGTAAAATATTTTCCTAGAGTATTGCTTACAAACAAAACAACAGGAAATATTAACTTAGGAGTAAAGTATTTTGATGTTAGATTCAACAATACCTGTAATTACAAATGCGTGATGTGTACTAGTAGTTTTAGTTCATTATGGATAGATGATGAAAAAAAATTAATACCAATTGTAAGCAATAATAATCTTAAAAATGAATTAACTGATAGACAGAATAACTATGACAGGGAATCATTCAAATGGAGTCAAGATGGGGAGATTGTCAAATCAATCATCAATACTGCACATACATTAGAGCGTATCCACTTTGCCGGCGGAGAGCCATTGTTATCAAAACATCATACCTTTTTGATTAAAGAATTGATTAGATTAAAATTAGCACATAAATTATTTTTAAGTTATAATACAAATGGTGAGTTAATAAATGATGAACTACTAAGTCTTTGGAGTCATTTTAAACGTGTTAAAATATTTTATAGTTTAGATAGTATTAGAGAAAAAAATGATTACATTAGATTCCCTAGCGTGTGGGAGGAACATGAGACTAGATTAGACCATATAGATTCCGAAACACCAAAAAATATAGATTGGAAATTACTATCTACGGTAAGTCTATTAAACGTTGCTTATATACCTGAAATGACAGAGTGGAAATTATCAAAGAATTATAAAAATATTCATAATAACTTTCTTGACGGTAACTTGTTTCACACATCATATGTGAGATATCCTAACTATCTTAGTAGCAATGTGTTACCCTTAGAGATTAAAAGTCAAATAAAAGAAAAAATTATAAAATCTCATAAATCTAGGCATTATAAAAAGATTGCATCGGATGCCATAAACGTCATGTGTAGTGATGACAAAAGTGACCTATTAACTCAAACCAAAGAATACTTGAATGGACTAGATTCAATCAGAAAAACAGACTTCAAGAAGACGTTTCCGATACTGAAAGATTTATTTTAGTTAACGGAATATCTGCCGCACACGTGCAGAAATTTCTATCACAGATGATGGGTTCAGTTGGTACTGTAAAAGTACCTGTGTAAATATTACCTAAACTACCCCCAACACGACAAGTTGCTCTATGTACTTCTCCGTCCCAATTAATCATTAAACTTTCAATACCAGCATTGCAACTCCAACCCTTAAACTGATTCAGATGCAATTTGATTACATCGTTTGAATGGTACATATCTTCATCAATTAATGTGTTTGGTTGTACTGTAGCTTGATGTTCTAAGATCCAATCTAAATCTAATTGGTCATATCTTAAGTCATCAAATATATCATGGTCACCGTCTGTCCAACGCACTCTACGGATAACATAAGGGATAGCATAATATTTCAATGAGTTAACTGCATCCTTTACTTCCTTCATGTACTTGTGATGAGCCATAATGTTTACCATCATTCTATCACGTTTCCAACCTAATTCAAATACTCTTAGTATTGTGTCTACTACACGTTTATAGTCATATTCAAAATGCAGACTGAACACATAACTGCTAATAGGTTGTTTTGAGTACCATTCCGGAGTTCTAGTTCCATTAGTAGTAACACTAACCCATGATACAGATGGGGTACAATGATGTAACAACTCATCAAATTTGGGATGTACAGAGGGTTCGCCACCAGTGAAACTTATACGCAATGGCTTCTTTAATGTGATTAACTTATCAACCGCTGCTTTCAATATACTTATATCAGTATGTGGGCTACTATTGTCATGTATTTCTTTAGGACAATAGGTGCAGTCATAGTTACATCGTTTGCCAAGATTCCATTCAATTTTAACTGAATCTTGATGCGGCCATCGACTAGTTACTTTATACATATTTTTTAAATTCAGGTGTTACTTCTAAAAAACTTTGATTGCGGGTAGTATCCAAGTTAGTATTGAACTGCACAGTATCAGTCCATTTGTCAGATTGGTCTACCGCATTAATATAATTTATTATACCATCTATCTGATTTTGAGTTAATTTCAGTAGAATTGAATTCTCTTTTACATATTTAAACTCAGGGAGTCTTATTTTGATATTCTCTAGTCTAGCTATCGCTAGGTTTTTTAAATCTTTAGGCAAACATTGTACACTCAACACATTGGGATACTTAACAATATTAGTATAGAATACAATACCCAAATCATCTAAGAAGTATTCAATCATCTTATCTAAAATTAATACATTACTAACCTGTACTGCAACAGCACCTACAATACGACTGATATTAGGTATCTGTTGAACCTCTTTGATATTCTTAATTAATACTTCCCAGTCAGCATTCCCGCGAATATACTCATAGCTAGGGCCAATACCATCTATGCTTACATTCAATGCTACTGATTTAAAGTGCGGCCAATAATCATATATGTTACGACTACCTTTACCCAACATTGATAAGTTGGTAGCGTATTTGATTTCAATACGATGTCCGTATTGTTTTAGCATGTCAAGTATCTTGTAATGTTGCGGGTCCATTAAGGGTTCACCACCTGCAAATTCTACTCGACGGAAGTAGGGTAATAGTTTCTCAAAACTATCCCACCAGTTGGGGTTGTCTTCAAACTTATCTAAATGCGGTCTACGTTTGAGATTATGTTTATCAATCAATTCTATAAGAATATTATTCTCTTTCTTATAGAAGGGTTCTACTACTTCCCAATCATTCCAACTAGTACTATCTAGTGGATGACACATTCGACATTTTAAATTACATAAATTGTTTAGTTTGATTTCCATTGTCGGGAACTCAAAAGGCATTGTATAGTCATCCGTAATTCCATTGAATGCATTTGGATATAGATTGATTCTAGCTTCAGGAATTACACCCTTTACATGTCGTTGTCGTAAAGATTCTACTCCCTGATCCTCTAATCCAAAACAAGGTTCGCATTCAGGAGGTCGTTCTCCGTTAGTTACTTGTTTTCGTATCCTACGCATATTGTCATTGTTCCATATTTCTTCTAGTGTATTCTTAGTGATATCACCAATGGGATGACTGCGGCAGCATACTTGAATGGCTCCGTCTTCTCTAGTGGCCAACCCGGTAAACGGGTGCATACAAAAGGTATTACTCATAGTCTAGATATAGGAGGACGGTATGGTTTATTTGAATAATCCCAAGACAATGCATATTTTCTAGCCTTATCACTTAATGTATTATTTGGCCATAGCCAATCTAAAAACTGTAATGCTTCCATTGGCGTAGGATGTAGATCATTATCAGGAGCTATTCTATGATTTATGCACTCAACTTCAAACCATTTGTACATAGCATCCACGTTAGTAAATACATCTTGGTATAATTTAATTACATCTCGGTCATCAAAAAAATCAGCAATAGAACCACCTAGATAGATTTCTTTACTTTTTTCTCTCCAAAGTCTAAGTAAAGATTCTTTGTCATTAGATGTTTGTCTCAAGTGAGAACTGTTAAACAATTCATGCCATGTAAAATTCACCCAATCACAATCTTTGTTTTTCATTATATCTTGAATCGCTTTCATATATGCCATGTCACGTACTAAGAATCCGCGGAAATCTACTCCAAATCTCATGACCCATTCTTTGCCATATGTTTTTTCTTGGGTAGTGTTAGTGTCATTCAACCATACATTATTATGATATCTATCTTCTCTTTCTTTGGTACTCCAAAAAATGATTACTAAATCATCTTTATTGTAGTGATATCTAGCGTCTGCTTCTATAACGCTATTGAATATGAAATGATTGCCGGCGCCGGGCATTGCCCAGTTTTGATAAAATTCAATATCTTGTCCAATTATATCAGCCCAAGTAGGCCATTTATAATTAGTAAAGCTACATCCAAAGGCAAAAAATCTCTTATACTTTTTTGTATCAAGATTATGCATTCTCATTGATTGCCCATTCTCTTTCTTTACACCAAAAACATTCTCCGCAGACAGGGACCTGTTGTCCTAATTCATATGTAGTATAATCTATTTCAGGGAACTCTCCCTCACAACTACGAGTGAGATTCAATAAACTATCTAACTGTAGTCTCTTATATTGTCTGATTACCCAATCTTTTTCAATAAATCTAAAGGGGTGACTGACTACTTTGCCCATGTGCATAGTCAGTCTAAGATGTTGATTTGTTTCATCTGGTTCAACATCTCTTTTTGTCATACCCCCTAAGTCTACACTACGAGGATTATGAGTAACAGCATTAAAGTAAGCGTCAGCATTTTCATGGGTACAAATATATTCTGCAAAACTCTGTATCTCTATTATGTCTCCGGATACACTCTTTCCGTATTCATCAGTTAAGGTAGGGCCGGTATTTCCCCATTCTAATGCAGGGGGAATAAAGTTTTCATATCGTGTGAAATGTATGTTTTTAAAGTTATGAGACAAATACCTATACACATCTAAACTATTGTATTTTTGCCATGGTCTAGTCTTCCACATTCTAATATGACTCAGTATCAATATGTCTGTATTTAAGTTGTGTTCTGTTATGTAATTACATAACAAATACGTCAACAATGCACTATCTGCGCCGCCACTGACACTAACAGCAATGATGTTCCAATCATGTTCAAATGGTATTTCTACCCCATCTACTATAAAATTATTCATTCTCTAAATACCTCAATAATGGGCTAACTCCAACAGGCTGATTATCTTTTAATGCTAGATAGATACTGTTGGTTTCAGTTAAATTAAAATCTCTGCATACTCTACTATAGTTAATATTATGCTTCCACCATAGATAATCGGGTCTAACATTATCTATAAAGTATTTGGCAATGGTTATTAATGCACGATTATTCATATTAAAATCGTTCATTATTGTAACACTATCTTGGGTAGTTTGTCTACTATATCTTAACCCAACACGATTCCAGCCTAGACCAAGACCCTTGCTAAGGCTAATGCCAACAGACTTGATGCATGGATGGCTAAAATCAAAAACAATATTACGACAACAAGTAATCCAGGCCCCGTCGATGTGAACCGGGATATCTTTTTTAGAACATTCATATAAAATTTCCTCCATGTGTATGTGTATATTCCCCGTACTAGGGAAGGGCATTGCTATTATTAATGGGACATTAGGTATTAAACTACCAACATCTTTAACACTACTTAACCCTAGACGATTATGATATCTATAATCACCGGTAATAGTCTGTACTAGGCTCTGCATATAGAGATTATCTATATACTGCGTACAGCCTATGATAATATCTTTACGGTTAAACTTATCTAATCCAGTTAGTGTATTTATTTGGGTGCTTTCAATATATTTACTACATTCAACTATAAAGTCACTATATTCAATATACTCGGATTTAAACTGCCCACTCAGTACATTATTGGTTAATAATTCTAAGTAACTGTCAGTTAAGGGTTGTGGTCTTTCAGTTTCTAAGTATTCACTAGTGTATTCTTTAGCCACCTTAATTCTATTCATATTAATATTTAAGACATAAACCCTATAACTAAATATTTTAATGCTATTGCCTACCACTTATAGTATCACCAAATCTCAGTTAGAACTTGCAAAAAATACAGATTTTGGGGACACATTCAAATCAACTATAAACAAACCCACTGGGAATTTCTTCTATGACCCGTGGATTATCGGTGATGAATATAAGGACACAGTTTGGAACGATATATTAAACACACTACCCGTTAGTAAAGGTGAGGCTAGGGTTATATTACTTAGGCCTGGGCAATGCTATCAAAGTCATAGTGATATTGACGATAGATATCATCTGAACATTAATGGAGATTTCAATTACTTAATAGACTTAGATAGTGAAATCATGTACCGTAACAATAATGACTGTAAATGGTATGATTTAGATACTAGTAGTAGACATACTGCAATGAACGTGGGTGAGACTGTTAGAGTGCAATTAGTTGTGCGTAAACTGTTACTGAATAATGTATTGAATGAATTTGTCAAAGTTAAACTATCATCTATAACATTAAGTCCGGACGATGCACGATACAAGTTTGATGATGTTATTAGTGGGTGGTTAAATCGTGCAAACAAAACAGGTATTATCAACGAGTTTAATCCCTCATTAACACATGTGACATTTAACATAGAAAAAAGTTGTTTAATTGAATTAGAAAAGATTATGCCTACAGAGTTTAGTTTGGAACTAATATGATAGATATCTCTAAATGGCGACATTTATATAAGTTTAACTATGAAAGCGGATTAATTGGTGCCACTAACATGTTGTATACCCCGTATGTTAGCCATGATGGGAAAACACTATGCATGTGGTATGACGAAAAAAATCCCTATCAAGCAGAGAATAGAGAACTTAGTAAAGAGTTAGTAGATTTCTTTTATCAACGTGAATTAAAGTATTTGTCATTATTGCAATCGTATTCTTGGGCCCCAAAAATAATAGATATAGAAGAAGAACATAATAAAATATACATAGAGTTTAACAATGAAACTTTAAATCATATAACTATGGATTCAAATAGAGATATTAATAAAGAGTTGCCCAATTGGAAAAAACAGATATTCTCTATCTTATCTGATATTGACCATGCAGGGTACTACAAGTTAGCACTATACCCACATTGCTTTTTTGTCGGTGATGATAATGAATTAAAGACTATGGATTACTACAGTGTAGTGGAAAAAGATAACTGTTGTATAGAACGTAGTAAAATTGAAGGTATTATTGGTTCTGAAAGTACCGGACGATTTGACGATTCTACTGTAGGAGAAATGATTGATTTTGAAATATTTTTTAAAACAACCATGATGGAACATTTAGGACAGCGTTGGGCTGACAACCCCTTCCCAGAATTTTATAATAGATTATATGCAAAATAACTCAGCACACTTTGACAAAAGACTATTAGCATTAGAAAGTTCTATTTTTCTAAGTACCTATAGAAGAATTAACTGGAATGAAGTAATTGTATCTTTGCTAGAAAAAGAAGGGAGTGCCGTTACAACTGATCCATCTAGATGGAACACGGACACCACAGGCTATAACGAAATATATGCAATGTGGAAGAATGCAAACTTCAACAGTGATAGTATTAAATGGATTAATTATTATCCCAGAGTGCATTTTGATCAGAGCCTAGTAGATGATATAGCAGATTATTTAAATGTAAATGTACACAGAGCATGGATTAGCAGAATTGATCCAGGCTATTTTGCACCAAAACATTGGGACGTAGATGATAACGAGAACGAATACTTACTAAAGGGTGATATATCTAGATATAGCATTCTAATGGGGGACCCAACACATGGGCACATCTTTATACTAGGGGATGACTATCTATTCAATTGTCCAAAAGGCTCTATTTTTAAGTGGAATAATCATCGTGATTGGCATAGTGGCATTAATGCAGGAATGGTGCCTAAATTCATGTTTCACTTAATAGCATACAATAAATAAATTATGTTTTACAAATTAGATATTCAAATAGATACAGATAGAGCAAAAAAATATTATGCTGATTTGGAAGAAAAGTATCAGCATTTAAAATGGGAAGCTACTTTAGGCAAGAGAACTATATATGGATGGTCTATCCATATTTTAAATGGTTTTTTGCCCCCGTTTGGATTTTATGACAAAAATACTGAGCCTTTAGGTGTAGAGAATTACTATAAATCAGAAATTCATTTTGATTGGGCGCAAGACATACTAAACATTATTCCCTATGGTTACAGGGCCGGCGTTGGGGTAAGTCCGGCCGGTACTATAGTACCCAAACACATTGATGAAAATTGGCGTGATATGATGAGATTACATATTCCTATTATTACTAATAAAGATTATGTATGGCATACTCATCTAGGTGAACTACATATGGCAGAAGGCAGTGTATATTTAGTTGATACTTCTTTTGAGCATTCTACTATAAACAACGGAGCTGAACCTAGGGTTCATTTTGGAATGAACGTACCTAGATCAATGTGTCATTTATTGTGTCCTGAACTTAGTCATGCATAGTAATTTGTAAAGTGTATCTAGTATTATAACCAATATTAACACATCCATGAACAATCATAGGGTCACTCCATTCATATAAATCACCGGCTTTATAATTAGATATCATTTGGTCATCCCAAACAAATATATGGCCAGGCTCAAAATCTTGTAAGTACATAGTATAGCGTACTGGATTTTTAACTTCTACTAGATGAGGATCAATATGCATCGCTTGCATTTGTCCTGGATTTAGTTTAACAAACCACCAGAATACATATTTTCTACTATCAGGCAATTCAGGCAATTCAACATCAAAATTAAACATATCTTTACTATTCTTATTAAACTGTTGAAAGTCGTGATTTTTATTACTATAACCGGGTCGTGCTTTTTCTTTGTATTCTTCTAATAAAGGATGTCCAGACCATCGTTCGGGTTGCCATACATAAGCTGTATCTCCCTCATGTGCCTTAAGATGATTCATTAAATCATCTGTGATCCAATACGAATAATTATCTATATATCTCATACAGTTGCAACCAAATTACTCATATAATCTAAGTATTGGTAAGGACTACTTATTTCTATGTGTACTAAGTCAGTTGTTCCGTCATTTCGCAACTCAGACAATGAATCCATAGTGTTTAATAAAATAGTTCCCGGGACCAATGGTACTCTCACCCCCGGGTTATAGTGAGTTATTAAATATGCGTCCGGATTACTAATGATAGGAATGTAAATTCTAAAATGTTTAGGGGGTGTAGGGAACCATGGTCCAAGATAATTTCCACTTGGATATACAAATAAAAAAGTTCTAAACGGATCTTTTACTAAGTTCATTATTCTTTTTACAAATCCAAAAGCTAGCACAGTATCATTAAAATACACAGGGCCCTCGTTATGTGGATCTAAATCACAATGATATTTGAAGTCTATGTCTTTGTAAATGGTTTGTATCCCCCAACCATACATCTTATCTAATTTGTTTTTAGGGTCTATAACTGAAGGTTCATTGTGGTCTTTAGTATACATCCATTTCTTAGATTGGTGTTCATTAGTTAGTGTTGTGTAGTATTCTACCGCTTCAATTGGGTCATATTTTAAATTAATAAGTGGAACTATCATAATCTTTGTACATAGGTTGAAAAATGAAATGTGAGTCTAGTATTATTACCTATATTACAAGCACAATGGATTGCTTGACTGTCAGGGTAACAATAAATATCACCTTTTTTGTAATCGACTAACGCTTGATTTTCATACATGAAAATATGACCCGGTTCCCAATCTTGCAAAGCCATCCAATATCTTTTGCAATCATATATATTAGGATCTTGTGTATGAGGATCTCTGTGTATAGGCATAAAGTTTCCAGGATTCATTTTAATACCCCACCATAATGAATCGATTCCATTGTTAATTTCAAACGGTAAACTTACGTTAAACGGGAAAGTATCCGGTTCATAAATGTACCAATATGTTTGACTAAGGTCGTAACCGTGTTCCTTTGCTTTTCTAAATTCTTCTGAGTCCGGATTCCGACCGCCTCCTGGCCTAGGTGTGCCGTCGTTGGCTAGCAGGTAATCTGTGTATTCTTGTTTTATCCAAGTTTTGTAATTCCCAATGTAAATCATATTAAATCCTGATAGTTGAAAACATGGGCCGGTGTTTCGTATATACCATCTTCTCTAAAACGAATAATAAAAACTAATCTAGTTTTGTCACTTTTATTTTCAACGTTGTGATAAATGTCTGATTTGATTAGAGTAATATCAGTCAGGGTGGTTGATCCGATAGGATCAACCTTAACATTGTCTTTCACAAATGAGATATAAAAATTATACGGTGGTTCTGGTCTTACCCTGTTCACTATTCGTTCATCTTCATCACTAACATCATCATTTTGATACCAATAATTGACTGTATTTTCTGTGTTAGCGATAGGTATAACCATAACCCATTGATTTGCCCTTAGTCGATTACTGGGTACATTCTCATTGTTTGTTTTAAGCCCATCTATATGAAGTTTTAGATTAGTGCAGCCGGGTAAAAAACAAGTACTGGTTTCTACTATCTCTGTAAGCACACGCGGCATTATAAAACTTTTAAGTAACGGAAACTTATCAAAATCCATTTGTACGAAATATTCATGTACAGCCTCCGGCTGTAATAATTCAGGATGATTATCAAAAAATGTTAATACTTCATTTTGAATTTGTGGTAAGATAGGAACATTGATTTTTTGATACAAGTACATTAATAAGTCTCCAAATGGCTAATACACAGTTTCTTTCTAAAATCTTCAGTAAACTTGCCATCAATACGCAAGCTATAACTCTGTTCCATTATCTTTTCTCCACCGTGCCAGTCGTTGTCATTCCACCATGCTGCTCTGGTGTTTAGATATATCTTGTTTTTATGTTCGGGATCCCATATATAAAAGGCTTTTTTAGTGTTAGGACGTATATGTATAAATTCGTTACGATGTGGCCCATGATTATTAATGCCGTTCTTAGCATCTAAATCTCTATGCTCAAAGGGTATTCCGTCTGCTTCACAATGAAAGAATATAACACGGCCTATATGTTCAAAGATATTGTTTGTAATCATATCTTCAACCCATTTAACTGTGCCTGGAAAATACTGTGCTTCTTCTGTTAGTTTACGTGGTGCAGTACGATCATCCCATGACCCTTCTTCCCATAAGAAATAATATATATAAGGGTCATAAGCGCCCATAGCCATTTTAAGATAGCGAGTAAACTTATTACGTTGTTTATAGTTAGTAAAGTCTTTGAACAAATCTATCCCACCCTGATATATAGGGTCATCTTTGTGTAGTTCCATAAACTCTTCCATAGCTTGATAGATGGGCTTCCAGTTATGTTTATAACTCATTTGCTCAAATGTAAAGCCTGGCTTCATCCAAGTACCTTCTTTAGCAAACTCACGTGCTTCTGCAAACCCACGGATAATTTCAGGTTGCAGTCTGTCAAACTCTGACATATCTACATATGATTCCATATCAAAGTATGGATTGTTATTAATTCCTAATATGGCCATAATTCTCTATATATTCTTTAGGGATAGTATCGTATAACATCATCTTTTTATTAATCATAGCATCACGTAATATAACTTGATGCACTAGTGGACTAGGTGGTTTTCCTGGCAATATGTCAGCAATAGCTTCTGTTTGCACCTCACCCAAATCAATAGTTTTTACATCTGGCCATTGAATAATTTTAACTGGTAGACCATTAATAATGGCTGCATAATGACTACGATTCCCATCGCCGGAATCGTGAGTAAATTCCCATCCTCTAGCATGAGATATAGCCTTTACTTCATTAACTAATTGACTCATATATATCTTAGGACCACCTGGATAGCGTCCTATATCAGCGCCGCAACGTATTCTGTATTGCTTACATATACTATTTCCAAACTCTTGTATTTCTTCTAAACAATACTCTAGTTGATCTAATGTCTCTAGGGTATAACTAACATTTTTAATGGGTAGTTTTAAATCAATGCAATTTTTAATACCTTCCATTTGTTTTTTACGAACAGTATGCCCTTGATAATCAGGATGATTCAATCCTACGGTCCAATGAACATGATTAAACTCTGTAAACTTTTCTGCATACTCGTAATTACTTAAGTACACTCCGTTAGTTAATACCATTATATTTCTATGTTTACGATTCATGTTGTTTATTGCACGAATTAGTTCAGGTAAATCTTTACGTGTTGTCGGTTCTGCACCCACTAATGCAACCGGAAACCCATCATCTGGCCAGCTATTAATTAATGATAATAGATAGTCAATCGAAGGGTCCGATGATTTATTATCTGGTTCTTGATAGCAATGAGGACATGTTAAATTACAACGATTAGTAATCTCTAAGAAATAGCTACCAAGCGTATGTCTTTCATACACATAGTCTATGTAAAAATTAGCATCAGGTTCAACTAAATGTTCAACATATCCATGTACTGGGCATGTTTTCCCTAAATATATACTATCGTTGTGTACAAGTCTTGTTGCAGGCACATGCCTGTAACAATGCTCACATAATGATAAGGTTTCTTCTAGCATAATTATGTACTCAATATCTTAAAATTATAATAGGCGTTTTGGTCGGCGCATTGGATCCGTGATAGCGTACTCAAGCTGTTTAATATCAACAGGCCCAGTCCAATTAGTTTTCCAATACATATCTGCTGTCTTTTCTGATAGTCTATAATATTCAGGAACTATATCTAATTTTTTTAATTTATTATTAGTAAACGCATCTCTTAAAATAACTTGATGAATATAATTTGTAATAGGGCCTTCATTGAATGTAGCCCATGGACCATTATTCAATTCTTCCATATCTATACTTCTAACATCAGGCCATTGTATAAGCCTTAATTTCATGCCCTTCCAGTTATACATGTTATGATAGAGATTATCTTCTAACGGGGTATGCACCAAATCATTACCTAGTAACTTTTTTAATTCTTTGATAGTATTACTCAGATAGTTCCTGCCGCCAGTGCTACGTCCAATACTTGCACCCATTCGAATTCTTACTAAGTCAACATTGTCTCTACCAATCTTATCTAGTTCTTCTAATATGTTGGGTAGATGATTAATATCTTCAATTGTATATCCAATACCATCTAAGCTGCCATACTCTTTGATATTAGCAATGCCGCGCAGTTGTTTATCGTGTACTTTTTTACCCTGATAAGTATAATGATTTAACCCTACGGCAGGTAGTATATTTTTACCGGATAATAACTTACTTGAAAAATCTTTATCTGCAAATCTAAGACCATTAGTTAGCATTCTAACTTTTTTAAACTTATGTTCCAGTGTATGACTTAACGAAATTATATCATTATACAAAGAGGCTTCTGCACCCGCTAATATAGGGATAAAATTATCGGGAAAAGTATTTGTTATTCCTAACACTGACTCTATAGATCCATCAACATATGAATTATCTGGAAGTTGATAACAATGTGGGCATTTAAGTTGACATTTGTTTGTTACTTCTAACATTATAGAAATAAAATTACTAGGGTTAGTTTTAGTAAGACTGTAATAAAATTCAGTATCAACTTCAACAACTTCTTCCATTATGCCATGATTCATGCATTTTTTGGTTAACCAAATTTTATCATCTCGTTCAAAGATAACTCCGGGAATATGTCTATAACAATGATTGCATAAGCTAACTGTATCGTGAATAAATTTCATTTAGTATTTATATTATAAATACCATATGATAAAAATGGTTGATAATTTTTTTTCAATTGACGAGTGTAATCAAATTACAACAGTTGTAAAAGATAATGAAAATTTATGGGAGTTATGCCCATGGACTAATATGTACATCTTAGGCAATAGTTTGTTTCGTAAAATTACACTAGACGGTATTAGTATTGATTATGGTAATTACTTTGATACCGCATATTTTGACACAGATGCTATTTACCTGTTGAAATCAAAACTTAGTCAGTTTTTTGAAAAAGTAGAATTCATTCCTACTTTTAGCAAACCCGGGTTTCAAATCATTAAACTAAATCAGAATAAAAATCCTGGAGTTTGGCACTATGATAATATGATAACATGCTACCCGTTCAAAAGAGTTTTTAAAGACTATACAGAAAATTTCAACGAATACTTTGATCGTAAGCTAATATTTACCACAGTGATTAGTGACGGGGAATATAGTTTTGACTATTATCCAGAAACAGTTTCTCGTTTTGAAAAAGATTTTTATGAGTCAAGTAAAATAGCTCCACTATGTAACGAGCATCGTAATTTAGTAGGGGATATATGCTCAAATGTTACATGTCCATTAAAAGAGTTTACTAGTCTATACTACAAAAAAGGAACTCTGCTCATACAAGAAGACCGAGTATTGCATAGGGTTGGAATGAAAGATTTGAATGGCAGTGATAATTTAAGGATTACCTTGCAAGGTTATGGTTTAGTGCGAAAAGGTATTCTTTACTTAGTATGGTAAACGATTAATTTAGAATAGGGTTCAACAGTCATAATATTATAATTGTATTTTTTTATTTGATTTTTTACTTCATAACTTGTATATGCGGCTCTTAATGAGTTTACTACATCTTGTTTGTATATTGGATCATCACAACATATACTATTAATTCTTTCATCTGATGGTCTATCAATATCAATAACCATAATGGAATCCCCTAAACTATTAATTGTTTCCCAAAATTGTTCGGTATCTTCTATATGATGTAGTACACGATTAGATAGTACTACATCGTATTTGCCACAGACCGTTAATAAGTCATCTTGGATTATTGTTATTCTATTTTCTAAATTGTTTTTTGTTATATTTTCTATGGCTATTTCAATCATTGCAGAAGAAGATTCATAACATACAAAATTTAATTTAGAAAATGCTTGAGCCAATGCTATGACAAAATTACAAGATCCTGAACCTAAATCCACTACACTACCAGTGGATATACCGATTAATTCTGTATATAGGTTAACATATTCATTTAACGATTCTGGATTAGAAGCATGTGTATTATAGCTCCTGCATTGTTCAATGTCATCCATTGTAGATTTAGGTTCAGGGATTCTCATCTATACTGGTCCGGTAACGTGTCAAATAAAGGCTGCTTTTGATTAACAAATCTATCTCTTAGTATTACTTGATGCAATAATGTACTCATGGGTTTTCCGGGTACAAGTTCGGCTAATGATTCACTGAATACTTCACCAAAGTCAATCGTTTTAACGTCTACCCATTTAATTAATCTATGCAATACTCCATTAATGTAAACAGCATAGTGAGTACGATTGCCTTCTGTGCTAGGCTCCCATGACCAATTCTTATTAAGTGTTTCTTGTTTAGTAGCTTTTACTAAATCACTTAGATACAATTCGGCTTCATGTTCTTCCGGAGTTCTTCCTATATCAACTCCTACTTGTATGCGTGTGTTATCACATATACCTTTACGATTCCATTCTTGGACTTCTTCTAGTACATATGGTAGTTGATTTAAATCTCCTAATGTATATGTAAAATTTTTAATGGTCAATCCTAAGTTGACACAGTTCTTAATGCCTTCTTCTTGTTTCTTACGTATAACTCCGCCATTATACTCAGGATGATTAAGTCCAATAGTCCATTTAAGATTCTTTATACCAACAAACTTTCTAGCATAATCTTCTTTTCCCAAGTTGATACCGTTGGTTACAATCATAATCATTCTAGGTTTGCCCGGCAATGCTTGAATTGCACGAATCAAATCAGGTAAATCTTTTCGTGTTGTGGGTTCAGCCCCGACTAAACTTATCGGAAAGCCATTGTCAGGATAATTACTAATTTGAAATAATATATAGTCTAGACTAGGATCAGTACTGGTATTCTCCGGCATCTGATAACAATGTGGGCAGTCTAAGTTGCATCTATTCGTTATGTCTACCCAATAGCTGTTTGGCTTGCGTTTTTCGTATTCCTGACTTAAGTAAAACTCGCTGTCAACTTCTACTAAACATTCGTGATAACCATGTTTTGGGCATGTTTTACCTAGATATATAGACCCATCTCGGATGAATCTCTTTGCTGGTATATGTCTATAGCAGTGTTCGCATAATGAATAGGTATCTATCATAAAATTATTTTCTATTGATATTTATTGATAAATCTTTATACGTATGAATTTTAACTATTACTATAACCATGTACCCGGAGAAAGTCCCTCACGTAATAACCTTATCTATACCAGTCTGATATCTGATGATAAGAAGGTATTTGTACAATGGTATCATAACGATACTGAGTATCATAAAGGGCAGAATCAAGTAGTAGATCCATTATTAATGGAAATTAAATGGGAACGTGAGTTAAAGTATTTAAAATTGATGCATGGATCATTCCCCGATCATGTACCCAAGATATTAGATATTGATTATAAGTTACGTAAAATCTATTTACAGATAGACGGACCAGACTTTTGGCAGCGTAGTTTAGATGGTACGGGAAACTTTGATGATGTATTACCCGATTGGCGTGAGCAAATGTTAGAAATAATAGATAGTCATCATCTGTTAAATCTATACAAATACAGTATGCATCCTAGCAGTTATTTTATAGTTGACGGTAAATTGCGTAGTATTAACTACTTTTTTACATATCATTTAGACGAGGGACCGATCTCAATTAGTGACCATTTAAGTCATATATACAGTACACGACAAGAACAGTTAAAGTTATATACAGATATGTTGGGCATTGACTGGAATACTCCGCAACCATTAAATGTATTAGAACACTTATGTTGGGATAGTTTTCGCACTAATTATCCAGAAGATTTCATAGATAAAGTAAAACAATGTATAAGATGATTTTATGGCATCGTGACTTAGATTTATCTGACTTTTATATTAAAGCAGAAGAACGTGGGTTTTATAATAATGCAAATGAAAAAAATTTGATTCAATCTATAGCAAATGAACGTGAATGGCAAGTATGGATTTTATACTATAATGATTCTGCTGTAGGGTGTGTAGCCGCACATAGTATAGAAGAAGGTTATAGAATATGTACTAGAACTTGTATTCTTACTGATTTAATACCCACTAACTCATTGCGTACTCGTAATCAAATCATTACTCATCAACATATCACAGCACAATTCTTTATACCCAAATGTATTGAATGGGTTAATGGAAAGGGTGACATGTATATTACCACACATCCTAGCAATGTAGGAACACAACGATTAGTACATAATATATGGGCGCCGTCATTAGTAAAGACTAATGTATTGTTTAAAGCATTTGATAAAGAATATAGAGGTCATACACAGACTTTTTGGAAGCTCAATTCTGACGAATTCCTAAGTCAACTTAGTAAAGTTAAATCATGGCAGTAACTCCATTTATAAAACGCGGTAGTAAAAACGTATGGTGTATAGTAGATAATCATGCGAAATTTTCTAATGGTTGGGCAAGAGAAATATCAATTAACTTATCTGACCATATGATTTTCAAAATTGATCTTTTTGGATATGACATATATATCGGCGATGATGAAGATGAATTGTTAAGAACAGTATCAATAGATTATGAGTATGCTATTGTTGTTGCTTCTGGAACTTCGTTTACATTATCTGATAAACTTTTTCCGTTAATAGAAGATTTATTGAATAAGGATTTTTTCATTGCAGGGCATATACTAGATCGCGGGGCAGAATATCCTGAATTACACCATCAATTTTATGTAATTAATCTAGTAGAATATAGAAAATGTCATTGCCCTATAATAGGTCCGGGTAAGGAATTTAATAGTTTAGATATGCCCTGGCATGGACATCATATAATGCGTATAGCAGAATATAAGACAATAGATATAGGTACAGCGATTCGTAATGCAAAAAGATATCTATACTATGAACATGAGCATGTATTTTTAAAAGAGTTATCTAACATATACCATGATCAATTTTTTGCTAACAACTTTTTTGCATCATGGAATTCAGATAAGTTGTATACTGATATTGCATTCGCCGGGCCCGTCGATCAATACGTAACAGTAGGTATAGGTTTGAATTGGATTAAAAATTTAGAAATTATTGGATTCACTAAAGATTCTAATGTTGTATTCACAGACATAAATCACAATTGTCTGGTATATATGAAGAAATTAATTGAAACATGGGACGGAATGAATTATACTCAGTTCTACAAAGATAACAGTCCAATGGGTATTAACGGGGAGTCCCCTATACCACAATCTTATTATGATAAAACTCAATCTGAGTGGGAACAGTTTATATCTACCTTTGATGATTGGGCATCAATATGGAATCAAGTACGACAGCTAAAATTTAAGTATATACTTACCAACTATATGTCAAATTACAACTTTGATTGGATCGACTCCGAAAAACGGACAGTTATCAATTTAAGTGACTTATTTACGCATACACCCTATATATTTGTTCATAGTTTGAAATATAGGATTGCTAGTGAAAACAAATTATTCAAAATGCTAGTAGAAAAAGATCCTGAAATAACATTGATGTTGACCTCACGGGCAGTTAATGGATTTGCAGAAAATAATCAATTAATAGGTAACCGACTGATAGTTGGTAAAGTAAAAGATTTTGCATTAACAGACATTAAAGATTTAAGGTGTCCGCCCTGGCATAAAAATGATTGGTAACTTATAAGTTAATTGGGTAGTCAAACATTGCTCTATGCAATAATCGTTTGTCCATATTATTAAATGCCCATCGTTTGTGCAAACCCATGCGATTGTCAGATATAACTATGTCACCTAATTCCCAATTATGATGATAGCAATATTTTTCCTGTGTCATATGTTCTGCTAGTTTAGAAAATATTTTTTTACTTTCATCTCTTGTTAAGGCATTTATATGATGAGTATTATAAAAAGAGAACATTAGGTGCTTTTTACCCATTAGGCTAGTACATACAATCGGTTGTGTATAACCTTCAAATTCTTCACCAGGAGCCCACATTGTACCGTCATCATCTTTGCTGAAGCGGCTTACATTAAAATCTACATATCGTGTCATGGTAACAGTTGATTTTTCTAAAAAATTTTTAGTTTCTTCATCTAAATCTTCGTATGCCATGATACTATTAAGCCAAGAAGTTTTAGATCCTTCTACACCCTCAACGGCATGTAGCCAAATTAACGCTACTTTATTCTTTTGCATTGACCAATGAAAATCCAAATGCCATGCCATTTCTTCTTTGTGGCTAGATATTCCTCCTACTTGATATTCATTTTTTTTACCACCTACTCTGAGTAATTTTCCATTAGTACCGGCGACTTCTAATAATTTCATTTGTTCGTCACTAACGCTCAAAAAAGAACCAATATCTCTGAACATACTAACTACTCGTAACTCATCAGATAATGATAATTTTTGTTTTTTTATTACTACTAAGGTATGTGTAGCTATCAATTTAGAAATGACATTTATGTCAGCTTGAGTAGCCAATGCTAAATCAAACTCAGTTATAATGGGTGCCCAATTGACATAATCAATTTTCATTTAGATAGTCCTGATCAGGGAAATCAAATACCATACGATGCAATACTCTTGTGTAGATTTGCTCAAATCTCCAGCGTTTATGAATGCCTAGCCATTGTTCACTTAACACTATATCTCCGTCTTCCCAATCATGATGATAGCAATATTTTTCTTGAATAGTGTGTTCAAATAAAGGTTTGGCTATCTCCAATGATTCTTCCCTAGACATTCCTTCAAATTTTTCTAGTTGTAATAGAGAAAAATATAAGCCTGTTTTTCCTGCATTATTTGTATGTATAATATTTGGCGTAAAATTTTCTATTACAAATTTACTTTTACCAAACGTATCACTATCTTTATATTCAGTAGTATGTTGCATTCCACCATAATATATGCATTTTAAATCATGCAGTTTATGTTTAGTGTCACTATCTAAATCATTGTATGATAGTATATTATTGTTCCAACTAGTTCTAGAACCTTTTGTACCTTTGACTCCATACAGCCAAACTATAGGAGATCGATCTTCTTTATACGGGTGATTGCAATGCCATTGCATTTCATCTACATGGCCTGCAATACCCGGCTTACCGTGTTCGTTTAATTCGCCTGACACCCTGCAAACAATTCCAGTAGGGTCTTGAGTAATGTCTGCTACACAGTCCATAAAAAATTCATCTTCAGGTTTAAACAGAGGATTAGGGTTTTTAAACATTTTAGCAATTCTAACTTGGTCAGCTACTGTAAGATGTTGACCTCTTACAACAACACATGTATGTTTAGCAATCAGTCTTGCAATTTCTAATATGTTTTCTTGTGTAGCCGTATTGAAGTCAAAATCTTCTAATAATGCAGTCCATCCGTTTTCATGTATTTTGTATTTCATAAATTAAATCCCAATGTAAGAATATCATCTTGTATTAAACTACTATCTAATTCATTAACCGCTTCTATAAATCTAAACACATTATCAACTGGTAATGTTTTTAATATGTCTAGTTTAATGTTCCACCATTTAGTTTCTAAGAGTTGTTCTTTGATTTTGTCTGGAAATCTATCTCTTAATGGCTTAGCTGGTATACCACCAGCTATAGTATATGGTTCTATATCAGTAGACACAACCGCATTTGCCGCAATCACGGATCCTGTACCGATAGTTACACCTGGCATGACTACAATACCATCACCCAAAAACACATCGTTTTCTATAATTACTGGTTCTTGAATGATATCTAATTTTACATTATCCGGAAAATTTAATAATATCTTTTCTTCTTCTGAGTAATTAGATTGATGAGCCATTATAGTATCTGAATTTATGCTCACTCCAGAGATGTTATGCATTCCGGCAGCAATAGTACATCTACGTCCTATTCCACTATGTCTGCCCATAAAAATGTTATCACGCATATAGCCACCGTCTCTGATGCTAGAGTATGCACCTATAAATATTCTGTTGTGATTGCTTTTAAAATTTTGAGACCAATTCATTGATCCTTTTTCAAATAAAGTGCCGTTAATATACTCTAAATTAGTATGTCGTATATTATATAATGGCAAGTCATCTGTTTTTAACTCTATGTCCTGTGACAATTTATTTTCAAGGAACATGGACAATTTATGTTCTATACTATGATTCATAGCTATATTTATATCTCTACTTTTGGGTACGTACATAAATATAGCTATGGATTACTCAAAGGTTATAGCAATAGAAGTTGACATTGACATAGACTATGATATGATGCGTGAAGAATTTCTAAGTATTTTAGACAGTCAATGGAATAATCATTCATCGTATCTACCCGGATACAATCATGTAACTTACAAATCTTTATTTTTAACAAAGAATAATCATGGGGTTTTTGATGATTTTAAAGTAGCAAAAACTATACCACATTCAGAATGGTATTGGGATGATAGTATTAATATGCCTTATACCAAAACAGTTATAGATTCGTTACCGTCAAAATCTATTGGTATAGTTAGAATAATGGTAACCAACGGCGTATTACCATTACATACTGATTGCAACTCAAATACTTCGGTTGATCATACATATAGGTTAGGATTAACTATTTCTCCCATGTGTAGTGATAAGTTGCAATTAGGTAATACATTCATTCCATATAAAGCACTATTTTTTAATGATTGTGTTCCTCACGGATTTTTATCAAGTGCTGACACACAAATGAGTGTTAGAATTTTTGGTGATTTTGAATATGAGAAATTTAATATAAAAAGGATCTATGCATGAAAAATGTTGAGTATCTGGATTTAGATAGAATTCCAGATTATCTAATTGTTGATATATACCAGACTATTAGAAATACCCCTCCCAAAGAAAGACACTCAGTTCCTGAAGGAACTGACGCTGAAAAATATAATGCTTGGAATAGTATTAAAGTAAGTGATAAGTTAAAAGAATTTGTAAAAACTTTATTTGACTTTGAGCATGATGTGCATATTTTTGTACTGTCAGGTGATTTGCCTGTACATAAAGACAATACTAGAAATGTTGCCTATAACTATGTTTTAGAAACGGGCGGGGCAACAACTAACTTCCATGATGAAGATAAAGTACTAATAGAAGAAAATCATATTCAACCGTTTATATGGCATAAACTAAACGTAGCTGAGTTTCATAGTGTGTTGATACCAAATCCACCAAGAATTGTAGTAAGTGTGTCAGTGCATTGGAAAACAGATTAAACGTTTTTCCAAGTATTCCCATTAATACCATCTAACTTTCTTTTTAAGAATTTTTTAGTAGATACATCAAAGATATCCCCGGTGTGCCAATTATTGATTACACATTCGCCTTCATCAGTAAAGTCTACAACATAATCTGATTTAGGTGTAAAGTCGAATGCTTCACTGTTATAGCCTATGAAAACAGGGGGAGGCATTTCTGTCATTCCATACCAGTTAGCAACTAGTTTAACACCTTTATTTAGAAAATCATTTATCATTTGCTGATTTACTTGTCCACTTCCAGTTACCATGTAACGGACACAACTCATGTCCATATTGTTCCATTCTACTGTTTCTTTTAATAATTCCCAATGACGAGGTATAAGTGCGATGTATGTAGGTCTAAATTTATTGAATTTTTGTAAGTAATCAGATGCTTCAAATTTAGCTGACACTAGTTTTGCTCCTGCTCTATATGCAGGCATCGTAGTAACTGTATAGTGTGCTATTGTATTACCAGGAAATACATCTAAGACTATATCTTCACTACTTAATCTAATTTCTTTAATAGACCTTTGTATAGATGATTCAATATAATCCCATGTATGGATAACTGTTTTTGGTGCTTTAGTTGTACCAGACGTTAGTAATGTTAAACTCATTTTAAAACACAAATACGTATTTCATTATTCTAGCAATAGTATCGTTTGCCTCTTCAGTAGGGTTGACCGGGCACAGATAATCAGGTTGTTCTTTCTCAATAGGTACAGCTAGTATATTACTTACTCCGCTTAGTCCAAAAGGATTAATATCGTTTTCTTTAAATGTTTTATTAATCGGTTTATGTCTGCATACTACCCAATATTGTTTGTAGTCTCTAGAATCTAACCATTTATAACATTTTTCCCAAACTTCCTTATTAAGTGCTTCATAGAAAATAACAGGACGTTGATTCTTAATAGTCTTTGCCGCGCCTTTAAGCACATCTAATTCTGCACCCTCTACATCAATCTTCATTAACGTAACTTCTGTTAAATCTTCTAAGTTGTCTAGTTTGATTACTTGTACCTCAATACCTTCGTTATTAACTCCTACTTCACCATAGTTGCCTGATATGTTTTCATCAAAGTTGCTTATAGTCATAGTGCCATTCTTACTACCTATTGCAGCATTGTATATCCTAATAGGTTTGTCTTTACAGTTATATGCGGCTACTGAAAAGTGATTAGGGTGTGGTTCAAAAGCTAGCACAGGGCACCCTACTTGTTGATATATTGCTAAGGCATGATATCCAATATTAGTACCTATGTCTAAGTAAGTAGATTCGTGCGTAAGATATCTAGACATAACTTGTACCTCTGCATCACAGTACTCGCCAAAGAATAGTATCGATTGACTTACTACAGAATCATTTTTGTAGACTGCCATTTTACCTACTTTACTATCAGTAACTACTAAGTTTGGGGACAACTGTTCAAGAGTCTCGGTGATGTTTAAATGTTTTGTCATTATATTGTTTAGAATAGTATTTTATAATTTGCAAGACGTTGTACCATATTAGAATAATCTTCTCCTGCTAATACTTCAACTAAATCGTTTGGCTGCATATTTTCTTCAGGCACAGCTAAAATACTGCTAACGCCTGCCTTTCCAAACAAATCTTCTTCTGACTTTTTAAAGTTCTCACCAATTGGTTTAGTTAAACAGGTGACCCAGTATTGTTTATATTGTTTACTATTTAAAAAAGTATAACAATCAGACCAAACTGTCAAGTCTATTGCTTGATACATTATAACTGGTCTATATTTCTTAATGATTTTAGATGAACCTTTTAATATCTCAAATTCATGACCATTAGTAGTAATCTTCATAACATTTATCTTTTCAGATAGTTCTGATATGTCATCTAGTTTTTTACAAGGAACTTCAATATCATTCAACAATGTAACTGTGCCTTTTGCGCTACTAAGTGCAGTATGGAATAATTTAATTGGTTTGTTTTGACAGTTAAACGCAGACAATGCAAAGTGATCAGGATTAGGTTCAAAACCATATACTTTGCATTTAGTCAATTGATTAATAGCAACACATCTATATCCTATATTTGATCCAATATCTACAAAAATAGATTCTTCCTTCAAGTATGAAGATAGCATATACAATTCAGCACTGTATAATTCTCCGTATCCGATTAGGGCAGTACTAGTAACGCTATCAGTATTAGCCCTATACACACACAGTTCCCCAAATTTAGTGTCAGTGGTACCTAAATTAGACTTAAGTTTGTCAAAATGTTCTTGTAATTCGTAACTCATCTATTATATATACAGGATGAGTTACTACTAAAAATATTATTTACTTCTTGCTATAAAAGATATGATTCCCAATTTGTTTTACCTGTTTATAAGGCCATAACGGGTCAACATGTAAGTTATGAAAAAATAATGTAGTTTTGGGTATAACTTCTTTATACTTATCTAATGCTAGTACTTCATATGCAATCTGGAATGCACGTTGATATTTTGGATCATTTTCATTCAATTTTCCTTTGTTCTCGCAAACCCAACTAAATTGACATACTTTAACCTTTTCATCTAATCCCCTATCTACATAGATAACTTGATGAATAACTTTGCATGGGGTACTAGCAAATCCGTGATCAACACGATTAACTACTACACGTGCGACTGCGGCTTGACCCAATAATGGTTCTTTCCTAGCCTCATAGAAGATGTTGGCTGCTAGGCATTTGACTTGAGCCAAATCTACTTTCTTATAGATTTTTTCAAATAAAGTTGAATTAGTATTGTTTGTAGATACAAACAAACTTAATAATATTAGAGGTACAAATAGGTATACTCTAAAAAAGCTGAAAAATGTGTGCTTCATAATTTCCTTTCTACTGGATGTTATCCAGTGACAGCACTATGATAGTTGTTAACTAATCATAAGTTTTCCCAACAGTCACAATTGCACAATACTACATCAGCAATGGCATCTGTTGGTGTTAATACTGTAGCACAACCTGGTTCGATAAGAATGCTCAGGTTATTTGGTATTAACGTTGTTTGAGAAGATCCTGCTAGACTTCCCGGGACTGTAGCTGCACCTGTTATAATAGGTATGTTGCTTAGATTGCTACAGTTTACAAAACCGTCGATTGGGCTGTTACCCAGTGTTTCTCCGGTTACTCTAGGTAATACTAAGTCAGATGCAATGTTTACGTCATTGTCTTGTTCTGCCCCTGTATACCCTAATCTCTTTGCATTCCGTGCTTCACGCATGGCTGCTATTATACTGTTTCCTCCTACAGTGGTCGTGTCACATATATTTTCTATAACTAATGCAGATTCTTTAATTTCTGTCTCTGTGGCGTATTGAGATAAACTATCTATAAAGTTTATTGTATCACTAGTGGTACTTGTTAATTCGTCTATTGTAGACAAAGCTAACAATCTAGCGTTTTCTTCTTTTGCTATATACTCACCAAACTTATTATACAATGAGTTTAGAGTAGAAGCTAATGTTGGATTAGCAATCATTATACTATATATTTCATCATTTGCAGAATCAATCAATGTTTGTAATGAACCATATGGTCCAAACCCACCTAATAAGCTATTGATATTATTGTAAATAGCAAATAAATTAGTAGACTGTAATGCTCTAATCTGTGTTTGTAATTCAGCCCAATCATAGTGTATATCTGTCATGCTTCCAAAGAAGTCACACATCGTATACAATCCATTAGTGCCGGATCCTTTTGCTACTGCATCTATTGCAACATTGGCTAACTCTGTATTAGTTGGGATGTTTGTCCCGTTAACACCTAACCCATTAACATTTTCTAAATTAGATACTACTTGACTAAATTTTTCAATATCCATGTTTTGAATATTTCGTACTTGCATCATGGATCTACTGAGTGCATCACACGAATATGCTAGTTCAGGTGGTATGATATTGTTTAACCTATCACCAATACTTAGACCTGGCACAGCATCTATAGTACCATTCTTATAAATTAAATAATATGTTTTGCTATTTGTAGGTAAGGGTGCGCTGTTAAATACAGGTGTTGTCAATGATTGATAGCTATTAGGGAATAATTTCTTAGGGTCTAACAAGTCTGCTAACATTACTAACCCTTTAGTCTGACAGTTCAAAGGAGTTAGTACATCTGTTAAATCATCTCCGATAATTAAACAGAATGTAGCGTAAATGTATTTTTGTTGCTCTGATGTTGCAGGTGTACCATTAAATATGTTAGTGATATCATTGGACGTCATTCCTGCACTTAACAAACCTAAGTTAATTGACTGTGTGACTGCACCATTCTTATATAGTGTTCGTAGTAAATCATCAGGATTACCGAATGTTGAGATATACTTTAAATCTATTGCTTTACCCACAGCAATCAAATCTTGTCCCCAATAGAAGGTACTTAGATTTATACCAGCTATATCAGCAGTAATAAGGTCATTCATATTACTATAGATACCATCTAAGAAAGTCAACGAATTATTCAATGCTTTTATTGTATTATTCATTTGTGTTTTCTTACCATACATTGCATTGAATGTTGCTAGGAAATCACTGTAACTACCGTTGTTGATGTAAAAATCTTTATGTGCCTGCCATGCAATTAATCTTAAGAATCCATGACGAGTATTCTGCCCTGTATATGCATTAATGTATGTACTGGGTTTAGCATTACCCAATGCAGGTATTGTTGACGAACCTATACTTATTAAGTTATTATATTCACCCTGAGTTATTCCTGCACCTATCAATGGGTATGCTACATTCATAGCGTTAGTGATAGCAGATAGAATGGTTGTATCTATTATTGTACCCGGTGTATAGTTAATAACCGATGTACTAGTACCCATATATGATTGTGCATTTGGGTTGATGTATAGACCTACATCTTGCAACAGAGAACCCATTGCATTGATTTTTAACGGAGTGTAACTCATGGAACTACTACGTCAGGGCTGCCTTCAACTATACTATGACCACAACTATTTCCTGATCCTATTCTTAATACTGGGTCACCCTCAGCAAATACTGTAGGGCTACCGTCAGTTGTAGTTGCTGCCGCATGTGGGGGATGCGGTGGACCAAATGGCGCATGAGGTGTCATAACACTTACATGCAATCCTACATTAATGCCGTTGGCAATAACAGTACCGGCGCCGCGTACTATCGCACCACCTGTTTGATTTTTATCACCCTTACGACTTAATTGTGGCATATTATCCTAGTATAATTTTTTTCTCTGGAACTTGAATTCCAGTAGTAGCCTCGATGTATTTCATCTTAATGCTATCTTCTGTGATAGCAAAAACGGCAACGCTATTAGTATTTAGTGTAACATCTCCGCCTGGTTCTGCGGTAAACATGCTAGGAATCATTTGCATACCTTTTTGTCCGGGTGCAATGCTAACTGGTTCCGTGATTGTCAAATAACCGTCACCTTTGTTTAGTTCTGTTACTTTAGCGATTAGTTCTTCACCGCTATTCAATTTAAATGTATATACTTGTCCAACTTCCATTATACGCTTTCTGTTAATTTTGTTCTGAGTTCATTAAACCCACCCACATATTCATTATCTAAGAAAATCTGTGGTACTGATCTGGCAGTTGGAACTGCTTCTAATAATTCTTCTTTGGTGTATCCGTCACCAATCTTTCTTTCTTCGTAGGGTATACCCTTACTTTCTAATAATGCCTTTGCTTGGTCGCAATAAGGGCAGTGGTACTTACTCCATACAATTGCTTTCATGTTGTTTCCTTATAATACTGGTAATTCTTCATAGTCAACTACGTCTGACATAACGCCGATAACATAGTTAGTTGATTCTGTTTCTTGTAATGCTGATTGTTTTTTATTGATGTTTACATGTTTATTGAACCACGGAATAGGACTATTCTTTGGATGATTCTCGTTATATTTAATACCGATATCCTTCAGTCTATTAAAAGCAGTGTAGTCTACAAAATCTGATAGTATTTCAGCATTCAAGCCAATCACAACACCTTTGCTGAATAGATAGTCTGCCCATTCTTTTTCTTCACGGATAACATCTAAGTACATTTCATATACTTCACGTTCGCATTGTTGTTTAGCAATAACAAATCTTGGGTCATCTTTAACTACATTATTGATTAACCAAGCTGTCCATTCTGTGTGCAACAATTCGTCTTGCAGGATCAAGGAGATAATGTTTCCGTTACCAATGTAAATCTTGTTCTCTACCATAGCAAGACTAGTTGCAAAACTTACCATGAAGCGTAATGCTTCTAATGCATAACTTGCATTCAATGCTAACCAAATACTGTTGATGTGTTCTTGATGTCCTACTTTGCTAGGATCTAGTTCTTTCAAACAATTTAGTTGATGTAGTTCGTCATAATATTTGCCTACACTGCTAGACATTTCTACGATTTCTTTTGTATCGTGAATTTTATTAAATTCTTCTTTGGGAACACCATATACGTTCCTAATAATATGGCTGTAAGATTTTGAGTGTATATTAGTTTCAAAGAAACTCCAATTACTAACTAATGCTTCTAGTTCAGGTATGCTAATGACTGGACTGAACACTTGACTTGGTGCACGACCTTGAATACTATCAAGTGCAGTTTGTCTTAATAAGTTACTAGTAAAGATATGCTTAATTGCATCACTACTGTCCTTGTGGTCTATCTTATCTTTTGTTAAACTGATTTCTTCTGGTACCCAAAAGAAACCACGTGCTGTTTCCTCATACTTAGCAAGTCTTGGATACTTAACTTCTTCAAATCGTTGTACGGTTACTGGACCTTCTGGGTCTAAAAACATTGTACGTTTTAGATAATTAGTCTGTTTACTTAAATTATATTGTTCTTTACTCATCTTCTACTTCCAATAGTATTTTACCATCTATGTTTAACACATCACTAACTGTGTATATTTTTCCATTAACTTTCACAAGTACTGGAACATCATTGTATATTTTCTTTATAGTGTCGGCACCACTAGCTAATGCTAGTCTGCGCCACTCTGATAATATTTTTTGTTGAATTTCATATGCGTCCATCATAATACACAACTTTCACAATAATCTTCATCTCCTAATACTTCTTGTTTAACAAATGGGATAACATTATCTTCTTGCAATGCTACTTTACTACCCACTTTGTTAATCAAACTATAATAGATAGTTTTGATTCCCCACTTGTACGCAAGCATTAGATTCTTAGCAATCAATGTACCGGGCACCTTACCTTCAGGAAAATATGCAGGATTGTAGAATGTATTAGTACTTAGGCTTTGATCAATATATACTGCTAATACAGCCGCTGTCTTTAAGTAGTCAACACAATCTTTCTGATCCCACATCAATTGATAACGATTCTTTAATCGCTTGTATTCCGGGACTACTTGTACAAATGATCCAGCTTTGCTTTCTTTAACACTTATCATCTCCATTGGCATTTCAATACCATTTGTTGAGTTAAGTACAACGCTAGAACTTTCAACAGGTGCTACAGCCATCAGTGTAGCATTTCTAATGCCATACTTCAATAGTTTTTCACGTAGACTTTCCCAATCCATACTAGGGCTAAAGTCTGTTAATTCATTAACACCCTCACTTCTGCGTTCCCAGGGGAAGATGCCTTGTCCGTAGAAGGTATGTTGGCTACGACCGCATGCACCACGTTCTTGTGCTAATTCTACACTTGTTTCTGTTAGATAGTATGCTTGATGTTCCATCCAACGTTTTACTTCTGCCAATGCTTCTGGCGTGCCATATTTATAACTACGCTTTGCATGCCAGTAAGCTAAATTGGTAATCCCTACACCAAGAGGTTCGAAATCTAAGTTAGCTAACTTACTCTGAACACTCAGGAAGTCTTGATAGCTAAGGAGATTACTTAGACTGCGGACTAATACTCTACATGCCTTACGCATTTCTTGGGGCGTCTTAAACGCACCCCAGTTCACACTGCCTAATGTACATAGTGCAATGCGCCCAGCCTCGTCTTCAATACGTTGAAAAGGCTTTGTAGGTAATAGTATTTCTTGGCAAAGGTTACTCTGGTAAATCGGATCAAGTTTAGTATCAAACGGACCCTGATTAATTACGTTATCAATGAATACTAGATAGATACGACCTGTATCTGTACGTTCTTTTAGTATTCCATTCTTAAATATTTCTACAGCTGGCAACACTTTCTTTTTGATGCCACGTTTGTGTTCGTACATAGTGTACAACTTTTCAAATTCTTCACTATCACGATAGTATGCTTCATATAAGTCTGGTACATCATGCGGATCAAACAATGTAATGTTTTCATTTTTAGCAAAACGATTGAAGAACATCTTGTTAACTACAACACTGTAATCCATTTGACGTACACGTGTTTCTTCTGTACCTTGATTGTTCTTTAATACAATCAAATCTTCAAACTGATAGTGCCATACTGGGAATGTAACTGTACAACTAGCATTACGTACACCGCCTTGACTGCAACTACGTAGATCACCA